GTATATATGATGCTTCATACTGGGCTAATCGACAATGTAGTGGTGAAATTCTATTAAAAATTAATCCAGAGATATATTATTTAATTGATAAATATATAAAAAAAATGAAACTTGCAATGCAAGAGTACTACAAGGTTGAATTAAGCGAAAGACCACCTGTAGTTATCAAGTGGAATCCCGGCACTGAACAACAGCCTCATGCTGACAAGCAATTGAATGATGGAAGTCCAAATCCATTCCCTGATTATGATATCAATTCTTTATTTTATTACAATGATAATTTTACTGGTGGAGAATTGTATTATCCTGAATTTGATCTAGAAATCAAACCAAAACCAGGACTTGCTGTAGCCCATCCTGGAGACATATATTATTTACACGGTGTTAAGAAAATAATTTCTGGACATAGATATACCACTCCAGCATTCTATACTGTAACAAAAATCAATTAAGCTTGAAGGTCACCCAAAGCAACCCATGTATCTGCTGCTCTCTTTATAAGGGTCGCAGATGACCATCTAGCTCTCAACTTTAGTCCTGGAGTAGCATTAATTGTAACTCCGGAACCTGCTACGAGAGTTGTCTGACCAGTTCCAGTTTGAAGTATTGTCAACTGAGATCCAACTGCAAAGTTTACAGAAGAATCAGGAGGAACCGTTAGGTTGTTTGCTGAACCATTGTTCATCTCTACTATTTTATCTTGATCGCTTAAAACTATGGTATAGCTTGCTGTCTGTTGGTTTATTGTTAAAGTAGTACTTGCTGATGCTCCAGTAGGGCCAGTGGGCCCAGTAGGTCCTGTAGGACCAGTTGAACCAGCTGGCCCTTCTGGCCCTGTTGGTCCTGGAGATCCCGTCGGTCCTGGAGAACCAGTAGATCCAGTAGGTCCAGTCGGTCCAGTTGGTCCCGTACCAGTAGTTTGTAATGATGCTGAAAACCAAGTTCCTTGACCTGCTCCACCCCATTGAATACTTCTAGAAGAAGAGTCTCCGTTATATGCAGTGAAATCAACATAGTCAGTAGTTCCATTTAAATAAATAACCCTGCTTCCGCCCTGCGAAGAACCAGAACCCGTTACTGTTTGGTTTTGGAATATTGCAGAAGTATTGCCATTTTTTCTAATCTGAATATTATATTGATTTGTTGTTACTCCAGCAGCAGTCCACCATGCATGGAGCGAAATGTTGTAATATCCGGCAATTGTTGGCGTGAACTGTTTAGTGGTTGCATCCCACCAGTTATTGGGATCAAAGTCGTCGACAAAAGAAATAAGAACATCATTTGTGTTGCTTGCAATTGACTGATCTCCAGATAGTTTTCCAGTAACAACCGTATTAGTTGCAGAAATATTTGCGCTCGGACCAGTTGGGCCTGTAGCACCAGTTGGCCCCGTAGGACCAGTTAAGCCTGTTGGACCGTCTGGTCCAGTTGGGCCTGTTGGTCCCGTGGGGCCAGGAGGGCCGGTTGGACCAGTGGGGCCAGTAGGTCCAGGAACCGTTGAGTCTGCACCTGTAAGTCCAGTTGGGCCAGTTGGGCCAGTTGGACCTGGAGGCCCAGTGGGCCCTGTAGGCCCTGGAACAGTTGAAGCTGCTCCTGTAGGACCTGTGGGGCCAGTTGGGCCTGTAGGGCCAGTTGGCCCGACCTCAAGGCCTGCTACGGCAATATATACAGAGACTCTAATAGAATTGGACGATGGTGGAGAATCAAAATAAACTGTTATTTCATTTCCAGAAGTTGCTTCCCAAGAAGTTAAGATTAAACCATATGGTGAAGATGCTTCTCTTACGGTAACGCTAACGTCTCTACTTCCAAAATTATGAGTTATTGTATATGAAGTATTTGTTCCATCGCCTATTGTGGTGTTGTAAACAGTCCCTGCTAAACTAACAGCGCTAGTAAATTCTACTATATTATTAGAGCTGTTTTTATAATATAATTTTCCGTCGGCGTAGTTAATCGCTAATTCGCCATGTTGCAGAGACGCAGGCACATTTGAAGATGTTCCACTATTTTTTATTTTTATAGTATTTGCCATTTTAACCTACTTAAATACTGGTGGAAAATACGGCGGAAAGAATGGTGGAAAGTACGGTGGAAAATACGGCGGAAAATATGGGGGGAAGTATGGCGGAAAATAGGGTGGAAAATAAGGAGGAAAATAAGGGGGAAAATAAGGAGAATATTTAGTGTAATCAACGTCTTCCTTCCTTGGATATACTGCATTTGCTGCTGGCGTTTGAGATGTTACATCATCTAACAAAGATAAGTTTCCACCATTGGGATCGTCAAGTGGCGTTGTGCTAACTATTCCAACATCAAACCCTGCATCTGTAATTTTTGGTTCCGCTACAGTAGAGTCATCTCCAACTATGTTTGGAACATCATTTTTTCTTGGTCCTGATGTATTTCCTCCACTATTAATGGCCATAACTTCTCCATGCTTAAATGATATATTGTATCATTAATATTTAGAATGTTCCACCATCAATTGTATATGTGTCGACCCCAAGAGTAGCTCTAGCTGTTGCTGCATCTGTATCGTCAAGAAGTCCTCTAATAAAAGAACTTAATGTTGTGACTGCTGCGGTTCCAGATCCAGTAAAATATGGAAGAGCATCGGATGCTGAAGTAAGTCCTGCAATTGCTGCAAGATTTGCATTATAAGCTTGTACGTTAGTGCCAATTGCCAATCCAAGATTAGTTCTAGCGTCTGAGGCTGAGGTTGCACCTGTTCCACCATAAGATAGCCCAACAGCTGTACCTTGCCAGGTTCCAGTTGCAATTGTTCCTAAAGTTGTAATTGAGTTTTGGCCAGCGTATGTTGAGGCAATTGTTATTGCATCTGCATCAACTGTGATTTTATCTGCTGTTCCACCAACTGCTATAACTCCAGAGGAGTATGTCAATCCTGCACCAGCTACACCAGACTTCAATTGGAGTTGGTCATCAGCAATCTCAATTCCACCTGATGTTGCTACTCTAACTGCAAATGTAGTTCCAGTTAAACTTAAACCATCGCCAGCACCATACGCTCCTGCGCCAGCAAACTGAACCCAACTTTGACTTGAAAAATCTGTTAGGTAGTGATTAGATTGAACCCATCCAGTTTTTTGATACGTAGTACCCTCAGCAACATAAACAGATGCTCCAATTAATTCAGTATATACGTCTGCGTCTGTTGCTCTTACTAAAGTGTAGTTAGATCCATCATCAGTATATGTGTAAATACCATTTTGTGAACCAGTTGATTGAGCTGTTAACAAAATTCTATATATTCCATTATCTCCTGAATCCAACGCAGCATGACCATCTATAACTAGTGTACTAGTTGTTCCAGTTAATGATACGTTGCTTGTAGCAATTAAATTGACTGCACTCTTCCAGGTAAGACCGCTAACCTTATTGTCAACATAACCTTTTGTTGCTGCATCGGTGCTGTCAACTGGTTCTGATACCTGAATAATTCTTGAGCTAGCTACGTCAACATGACCAGTTCCATTAGGACTAAGAACAATGCTTCCGTTTGTGTCTGTTGAAGAAATTGTATTTCCGTTAACATTAATATTATCAACAGTAAGTTCTGTAATTCCAGCTACTGAAGTTGTAGTAGAACCTAATGTTAAAGTTGAGCTACCAAGAGTAATTGTTGAGTTTGCGAGTTGTGCGTTGTCAACTCCGCCAGATTTAATTGTTACTTCACCTGTGCTAACTGCGAAATCAGAAGAACTAAAAGAAGCTAAACCTGTTTGTGACGTTGTAGCAGTTCTGATGCTCGTGTTGCTTGCAGAAGTCAAACGTCCTTGTGCATCTACGGTGAGCGATGTTACTTCTGTCGATGAACCATAAGATCCAGCTGTAACAGCTGTGTTATCAAGATTAATTGTAATTGTATCTGTTGCAGAACCTGCTGAAGATAATCCTACTCCACCAGAAATGGTCAATGTATCACCTAATGTAACAGTTTGGTTTGAGCCACCATCGCCAGCAACAGTAAAAGTAGTCGGAACTGCATTGACTGCGGTTGTAATGTCACTAGTTAAAGCTATAGTTCCAGTTGCATCTGGCAGTGTTAATGTACGATCTCCAGTTGGATCTCCAGCAGATAATGTTGTTTCGTAAGAATCGTCTGTAGTTCCCTCAAAAACTATTGTTCCAGCTGCGTTTAGATTAAGGCCATTAAATGATGGGCTAGCATTAGTTGCTACGCTTTGGCCAATTGCGATTGTTGGCGTTGCACCTTCTCCAGAGTTGTTACTAAGCGTGACTCCAGTTCCTGCAACTAAACTAGAAACATAAGAGCCACTAGTATTAGTTCCGAGTGCAATTTCTATAGTTGTTTCACCAGCTGCAGTTAAACGACCCTGAGCGTCTACCGTAAAAGTTCCGACTTTAGCTGCGCCACCGTAAGATCCTGCTGTTACTGCAGTGTTATCAAGGTTAATGGTAAGAGTGTCAGTTTCAGAAGCTACCGATGTTAAGCCTGTGCCACCAACTACTGTAAGAGTATCTCCACCAGAAATTGTTAAATTTGAACCGCTATCTGCATCAAGTGTAAAAGATGTTGAAATTGATGCAGAACCAGCTGCGGTTAAGCGACCTTGGGCATCGACTGTAAAAGTTGGAATAGAATTAGAAGAACCATAGGAACCTGCTGTTACTGCTGTGTTGTCAAGATTTATTGTAACCTTATCAGATGCACCAGCTGTAGCAGTTAGTCCTGTTCCACCAGAAATTGTTAATGTATCACCAAGACTAATTGTCTGAGCTAATCCATCATCTCCAGCTAAGGTAAAAGAACCTGATACTGCGCTTACTGCGGCAGTTACGAATGCTGTTGTTGCAACTTTGGTGCTATTGTCTCCCGATGTTTGAGTGGTGGCCGTAGCAGAAGACCCAAGTGAAACTGCTCCTGAAAATGTGGTTGTTCCTGAAAGTGTTTTACTTCCAGTAATTGTTTGAGTGCCAGAAAGACCGACATAAGCACCTAGTCCAGCAATAGCTTCAACTGTCGTTGCAGTTCCGCCTGCTCCACCTGTGCCCTTACCATAATAAAGGACATCATTAACTTCATTATATGCTAACTCTGCATTCTGTAGACTCGCCGGAGCACCGGAATCACCAGAGGCCCTTCTTTTGATTCTAATTGTATTTGCCATTTTTAAAAGTTTCCTCCATCGGTAAGGTTGCCTTCAGCGTAGTTGACCCACTGAGAGCCGTTGTAGCGTAATATGTTTCCATTTGCTGCTTCACTTATAGTAACATCAGTTAACCCATTTAAAATAGACTGATTAGATATACTTTGTTCTGCTGCAATAATTCTGTCTTTGACAGTTAAATGAGATCCTGCTGGACTAACACCCAAAACCGTTTGTAGAGCTTCTATGGCGTCGTTTGCATTTGCGTGTTGCAAATGGTGTGGTACTGTATTAGAGTTTAAAGTATCTGTTGCGGTAGGATTCACTAGATTGTCTAGAGAAGCTGGATAATTTGTTGCCATGATATTCCTTATAAAGCTATGATTTTAGTGGAATCATTATTCCACACTATAGTAACAGGGGCTTGGACATTTGCGCTAGAAAACGGTAAGCCTGTTGACGTATCTAAGTATGCTATTAATCTAGAAGTCGCATCGGAGCCACTGTCTGAATATAATGCTACTGCATTAAAAGAGTTGCCGGAATAGTTTGAGATTGTTATATCATCAGCGTCAAATATTCCATCTGTTACAGTTTTGTTAGACAGTCCAGAACTTCTATCTTCAATACAAGACGAACTAATGTCCGAAACAAATTGATGTGTATTTACATTGGGCGTATAACTATTATTTAGTATTAATACTTTAATTGTGTTTGAATATAAATTAATTTCACCTTTTAAAAAAGACTCTTTTGCTTTTTTATAAATAAAATTAGCCATTAAACACCAACATCTTTAGAAACTATAATTCTGTATTTATATCCAGATTCATAATATGTTGCGTCTTCCTCGTTATAAACTGGTGTAGCATCATCTGAGGGAAAGTCGACATATACCTCTGGTTTCCATGAGTGCATCGATACATTCGCGGATATGTTTTCCCATCTTGATGGTGATCTTTGTATCTTTTTTCTTTGAGCTTTAAAATAGAAATTATTTAGAAAGTTTGATGCTGGTCTAGAACTAAAAGTAATAGTGACCCTTCCATTGTTGTATGAATTATCTAAGTAAAAATCTCCATTAGATGGGTCTACAGATGCTATATAAAAATTAGGATTTTTAGCTATTATTTGAACAGAAGTATATGCGTCAGTCCTGATTGAGTAATCTTCAATGTATACTTCTTGAATTTCTGGAACTCTAATAGAAGAAAAGCTAGAAGGCGTAGCTGCTTCGGTTGTCTCAAATAAAACTTGCTCTTCTGCTATTAGCTCATTTGCCGCATCAAGAAAATTAAGTACTCTTATTTTATATTCTGTTTCGCTTTGAAGAACAGTATCCCAATAAAGTGTGAGCGTTCTAGAAACCTGGTTATAATCAGTTATTGTATTAATCGTTAAAAACGGATTAGTAACAACACTTGGAGTAGCTGCTGTTGTTTGAACAATAAAGTTTTCATTCTTTAAAGAAGATATTTTTATTGTTCTTCCAAATTTAATTATTGCAGTATTTAAATTTATTTCTGCGTGCTCTATCAGATTTAGCGCCACATTTATCTCCTAATCATTTATAAATATTAGTAACAAAAAAACATAGGATAATAAACAAAGGGAGTGGCTTTTACACCACTCCCTTTGCCCCGGGTATCGTAACTATAACACCCTAAGGTTTATTAGCTCAAAGCTACGTCGTTTGTAACCTGAACCTCGTAGTTGCGTGCTAGTCTAACACCCTTAGCAACAGTGATACCCTCACCGTCACCAAGCATTACGATGTCGTAGCGCTCTTTCATCTTCATTGAGCGGATGTCACGGCTTGGATCATCGAACTGATCGGTGCTCATGTCGTCCTTGACAAGAAGTGTGCCAACCTCGTTGCGGTCGATCAAGAATAGATCTGACTTAGCGGGGGTGGAACCATTCTTTGCAGTGAAGCTTACGAAAGGTGAAACGATTACGTTAAGGCCCATGGGAGCAGTTGAATTAAGTGCTGCTTCCTTGGACTGAGGGCGATAGCCCCAGCTGGTGTTGACTGCAGCTGCTGAACCACCTGTGTGGAAGATTGCATCCTTAAGGAATACAGACCACATGAGTGGGTGCAGAATGAAGTCAGTTGGAACGTGATTTTCTGCCATTAAAACAGCAGCCATGTCAATGATGTCATCCCATGTAACGGTCTGGTTGTAGGCACCATCGATGTTACGACCAGTTGTGTCATCATATGAACCGCTGTCGTTGTCAAAGACGATTGTTGCAGCGTCCTTGAAACGGCTTAGTGCAATCTGCTCCTTAAGGCGAGCCATTGCGCGCCCTGCAGCTCTTACGTGAAGGCCAACAATGTCCCAAAGTGAGTCGGCAATGACTTCTTCGGTAAATGCAAGCTTAACGCCCTTCTTAGAGACTTTGCCCTCGATTTGCTTTGCAAAAGCGAGTGCTTGCTCTGGATACTCTTGTCCTTCTGGGATCTCTGCTGCTTGGATAGCGTTTACTGCAGGGAACTCCAAAGAGCGTCCCTTTCCGAGGCGAACTGTTGAAAGAAGTGGCGTTACCAACAATTGTGGCTCTGCTGCTTCTTTAAGAGTGCGAGAGATAATCTTAGGGAAGAGTATTGCTGCATCTGGCGATGCAAACGCTTCCTTAATAGTTACTCTGTTGTCTTCGTCAATGTGTCCATCCTCGGCCAGCGCGGCTTCCCAAGCTGGGAGACCCGAGAGGAGCTCTTGGATTGTCTTACTCATCTTAGGATTATTCCTCCTGTGTTATTGATTATATTGTGAGATTAACGCGGAACGCGCCAATTACGTTGTGGACATCCAGGTTGCTACGGATACCAAGCTTACCAGAGTAGCTTCCAGCTCTAGTGAGCTCGAATACTGTCTTTAGTGCACCTGGATCTGAAGGAAGCTGCATGTAGGAAAGAAGACCATCATCAAAGTTGGTTGCAAACTTTTCTACCTCTATAACCTTACCAACCTGGAGGTAAGAATATACATTACTGCTTGACAAGAAGTCAGAGGCAGCTGCCTTTACTGGACGTCCCATGTGATCGGAACGAACGATATCACCTACAGCAAGAGTGTCATTAATGGTTGATACCATTGGATACTCAATGTAGCCATGTGTGATAAATCCTGCACCTTGTGAGGTGCCCTTGTCGAATGGGCGGTACAGATCATACTGTGCGACGCCAATTGGAACTGATCTTGCAGGAACCTGAACTGTGTCAGTGGCACCCGAGCTGTAGCTTGGGGTTGCACCATCAAGTGGATCCCAGCTGGAGGGCATGCTGTCACCCCAGGTGACTGCTGATGAAGTGCCATTAGCTGGAACTACTTCTGCGTCACCTGTAGTTGCATTAGCCACTACAGAAAGAATTGTTCCCTTAGGAATGACGATCTCAAAGCGATCGTCTTCGCTATCTAGATACCAGGTTGGAAGACCTGCAGCTGGAAGGAGGTATGCGGCTGGGGCGATACCCTCAGAAACCACAAGACGACCAGAACCAGTTTTAGTCCCTACCTTACGAAATTTTGCTAAGCTCATTTGTTTTTCTCCTTAAGCAAAGTATTGGTTTAAAGTTTACGGCGACCCATAAGAGCATCTACAAAAACTTGTTCGATGCTTGGGGCTTTTTCTTCTTTTTGTTCTTTAACTTCGCCATCAACGGTAAGAACATTGCTCTCACCCTCAACAACTTCTGTCTCAGAATTCATTTCTGGCATTGCAGACTTAGCAGACTTAACTGCTGGCATCTTTGCCAAATCTCTTAAAGAATCAGCCAATGAAGATGCTGTTCTATTTGAGTGATCCTCAATTGAACTTTCTCTAGCATCAGCGCTCTCTACTCCTGCAGAAATTTTTGCGTCAACAACTCTTTCTACTAGAGTTCTGTGTAGAGCCTTCTTAAGTTTCGCATTTTCTTCCTCAAGGAGCTTTACTCTTTGTAGCAAAGCAGTTTCATCGGTCTCAGCGACTTCTTCTTTATTGTCGTTGAGTGAGTCTTCCTTTTTCTCCTCTTCGGAAACAGCCTGAGTTTCCTCAGACTTCTCTTCTGACTTTTCAGCTTTTTCGGAATCAACAGCTTCTTCGGCTTGTACATCCGCCTTGTCTGAATTGTCTTCTGAGACCTTCTCTTCAGCCTCTGGCTTTTCTGCGGCATCTTCGTCAGCTGGTGCTTCTTCTGAACCTTCTGGATCAGCGGTCTGCTCTTCAGCCTTTGGTTGCTCTTGCTCTTCGCCAGATTCTGAGGCAATTGAGGACAAATCGTTGCTAAGCTCTTCTGCTACAGCAAGGATGTCCTCTTGTGTTTCAACATTGTCCATTGTTTTAATCTCCTGAGAATCAGTACTGATTTTTTCATCTCCATCAGATAGTAATGAGTTATTGTTATTATTATAATCTTCACTTTCGTGGATTGAAAGTGCTGTCAAGAAAGAGCCCTTAAGATGGAGATAAAGGGGCTTTGATTCCTTCTTTTTAAGAGAAGTAAGAACTGATTCATTTTCCTCAATTGATACTATATCTTCTTCATTCATGTGAAGAACAAAAGCAGAACTCTTTGCAACCCACTCGCCATCGGTTGTTGCAACATTGCCAGCATCTGGACCTTTTACAGATCTAACGCTTGACTTTGAGTCTGCTGGCTGATTAACAAAAGAATATTCTTTAAAAGAAATATCCTGCATATCAACATATGCTAGTTTGCCTTTATAAACTTGACCTCTTCTGTATTTTGAAAGAGGTGGCCTTCCTGCTTCAGTTTCTTTTGCAAGGTCTGCACCGCTGATCGAACAAATTGCTTTATTTGCTCTTCCGCCTACTGAGCCGGTCAAATACCTTTTGTCTAAAACTTTTTGAACAGCTACTGGATCTGTGATTGCTATCTGCAATCTAACATAGGATGATCCATCCTGTTCTTTGTCCATTTTTGCAGCCATAACTCTGCCAATAGGCTCAGAGTTTAAATCATGATTTAGAATAATTGGCTTTGGATATGGCTCAACCCAAGATTGGAGAGCCTTTTCTAATTCAGTGGCTGAATAGTTATTATAGTTTCCGTGTCAAGCCCTCATGAATTGCGGCGACTTCTATAATTAGCCCCTGATTAAGATTATTTGCCTCTTCAAAAGAAAAGTCTGATTGAGAAAAATCAGGTAGTTTTACTGTAAAGTTTTCAACAAAGTCAAAAGCCATGTTTACTCCATTTTTATTAGATCAAAATATATAGTAATTTAGTTTTATAACATTAAACAATTTTATACAAAGATATCACGTTTTTATATAGTTTTCAAAAAGAATAGACTCTCTTTGATCCCCTTCTTTTAAGAACTTTTGAAGAAGCTCTTCGTGCATCAAGTGTGGTGCATAAATATAAGATGCGCTGTAAAGGTTCATTCCTTTTCTTTTTGCATCAAGGCACCAGCCCAAATCTTCTCCTTGAGAATGAAATTCATAATTAACATTCTCATATGTCTTTTTGGACATCATCTTTGCAGCCATGATTATGTCTGCTTTAAAATAACTTCCAATAGGATAAGACTCTTGTCTATAAGCTTTATTTGGTTCATCATCTTTCCATGACATTACGCTTGGAAACTTAGTGTCAAATGGAGTCATAAACATTAGCGGACTTACTGCATCTGCTCCATCATTGATGTGCGATGTAAGAAGTTCTATTGTTGATGGATGTTTAATTATTATATCAGAATCTAAACTAAAATAATAATCAGGACTTATTTCTCTTGCTTTTTCTAAAAGAGAATTTCTAAGATTAACCATGTTATGGTATTTTGACATCGTCCATTGTCTTGAGTTTGCAGAGTGCTCAAAATGAGGAATGTCTTCTCTGATGGTTATTTCATAATGCGCAATATCTGGGTGCGTATTTGCAAAATGCTTTAAGAAAGCTATTGTTTGCTCATCATCTGGAGAGGTTTCAAAAATAAAACCAATGTCAGATAGAGGAATAGATTGTCTTTCGATTGCTGACGCCCATAAGGGGAATATCCAGCTTCTCTTATAAATTGGACAACCAATTAAAACTTTCATTATACTTCCTGCGTATCAGGCTTTTCTTGCTTAACAGTCTTTTTTGCAGGTGCTTCTGCTTTGTCTGCAACAACTTCTTGCTCAGTTTTTTTAGCTTCTACTTCTTTGACTTCTTCTTTTTTTTCTTCGATTACTTGCTCATCGCCATCTTCGTCTTCAGTAAGTGCGTCAAAGATGTCGGCAAAAGCTTCCACTATATCTACGAGAATTTGCAGAGCTAATCTTACTTGACCATTTTCTACTGCTTCTCTAAAACCCTCTACTGCGTCTTCTTCTCTGAGATATTGCTTAGATATCTCTGATTCGATCATAAAACTCATTATGTTCCTTTAACTGTTTTTTGTCTCAATGTCTACTGGATATATATTATACTCGTCTTCTAGCAAATTTTCAACAAGACCCAACCATGAATTATCTGATCTCTTTATGTTGGGAGAAGTATTTCTTCCTTGTTGATTTTGTGGCCTAACAGCATTTCCTGGACCCCTTCTATTTGAAGGAAGATTTCTTTGCCCCTTTTGAGCTGGCTGTTGCTTATCGCCATCTGCTACTACATCTTTTTGATTTTTTTGTTGAACATCTTGAGTGATTTTTGCCTGAGCTTTTGCCATGTCCATTTGAACTTTACCTTGTTTTGCTTGGAACAAATCATCTTCTTCAGCTTCTGGATCTACTCCAAGTGCAATTCTTGCTTCGGTCAAACCAATAAGATTGTTAACATATTTTTGTATAATATGTGTTTCTTTTTTAACTTGAGTATCAACATCTATTTCATTAAACTTAAAGTAGCATCTGTCTGATGTCTCTTGCCCAATTGGATTAGTGATTGGATCAAAACCGCCTTCAAACAAAAGCTCATTAAATATATGAAGCCTTATCATTTCTGCAAATTGCTTTTGGAACTGCTTAATCTTGTCGTACAGAGCGGTGTCCAGTCTTTCTGTCATTGCTCTATTGCCACCATTTAGCGTCATACCTAGATGATGTGGAGCAACTCCTAGTCCGATTGCCACTCTTTCCTTAAAGTGATCAAGATATGCACTTGCATCTAGTGCTGCATTATTTGCGCCAATGACGTCAACATCATGCCTAAATGGAAGTATTAGACCACCTTCTGCTCTAAGGTTTTCTATCTCAGATGCTGCTTGGTCTATCTCTTCTGGCTCTGCTGGCTGATCCGCTGTTCCAATTCTGTACTTGTAAAGAGGGAATAATTCTCTATGAACTAAGTTCTGTATATCCTCTTCCATCTGCCTTAAGGCAACAACGTCATCTAATACGTTTGACATAAATGGAGTACCAAAAGCTCTTCCAGGTTTTCTATCAAAGAAGAGATGGATAACTCTTTCTGCCGACCAAACTGGATCCCTATCTGTTGGCGCATAAGTCAAAGGATCTGTCTGTTGCTGATAAGATTTTGGCTTATTATATTTATCTCTTAAAATTCTAGTTTGTTCTGTTGGAATTAGATAGTATCCAACAACTGGCTGTGTTGCATTTACTGGCTCAATTTGTGATGGGAAATACTCAGAAAGATCTCCTCTTGCTTTGACAATAAATACGTTTGCAAACTTAAATAATTGATCAGATAAATCTATTAAAAATTCAAGGAAAGGCCTCTTCATTGCCATTTCCATATAGTCGATTCTTTGATACAAGTATTCGACTGCCTCTGGATTCTCTCCTACTATTTGCCATCCTTCTTTCCAAAAGAGGTCCTTATACTTTGCTACAGCTTGCTTAACATAAGAGTCTGTATCAACCGCTTGAATAATGCGATCAAAGTCGTAAGGAGATGGCTCAAAGTTGCTTCTGCCAGTATAGAAATAGTTAGTGCCTTGATAGCCAAGTGCTAGGGCAGCAACTTTCATTGTTTTAGCTAAGCCACTGATTTGCGTGGCGTCTAATTGGGCAGCAGTAAATTCAAACTCTTGATTAGAAGACTGCTGAAAAGGTAAATACTGACGTATGGGCATGAGGGTTGTACTCCAGAGTTTAGTTTATTTCTGTATAGTACAGTTTTTTATTTAATATATTCAGCTTTTAAGGCCAGTTGCTTCAAATGCTTTATTAAGAATAATATTCTTTACTGCCTCAAGCCAAAAAATTGTTTCTGGCTCAGAGAAGTCACTCTTATAGGCGAGGTTTGCTTCGCTGATACTGATGCTAATTGTGAACTCTTTTGGAGCTTCTACTGAGGTTTCCGTGGTTGTTTCTTCTGACATTTTACTTTTCTTTCTTTGTTGTTTCTGGAACTGAAAAATCTTCTTTTTGTTCTGACGCCTGCTGAATTTGAGACACTAGTTGTTTAATTGTTGCTTCTTTAACAACTAGCTCTGTCATAAGCTGGTTAACTTTTTCTTGAAATGATTGAATAATTAGATTCACATCCAAATTAGATTCTTGCATTATTTCTCCTAGTATAGAAATTACTGATAGATTATACCAGCTATCTTATTGGCTTGCACTGTGTGATTCTAGATTTTCAATACGAGACAAAAGATTTTGAATCGTTGCAACGCACAAAGATAAAATTGCTGTCTCTTTATAATATACAAGCTCAAAATCCATAATGTCACTAATATCTACATTTGGCCACGAATCTTGAAACTTCTTAGTAGCTTTATATACGGCAAGGTGGGGTACTGATTCCTCTATTTCTTCAGCAACAAAACCATAATTAATGTCAAGCGATTTTAGTGTAGCTTCTAATTCATTGTCTGGTTCGTCTGGTTTAACCGTGTATTGACGTGGTTGTAGTTTTTTAATTATTGAGATTGGATCATCTATATTTTTAATATCATTCTTACCGGATCTTAACGAGGTAAACCCTAAGAGGCCTGTTCCTCCTGATATTGTTTTATAGTGAATTGGTTGTCCCGCAACTGAATTTGCAGAAATTGCCGCACTTAAATAATCATTATTGGGTTCATCGCCCAAAAGAATATCTCCATGAACAAATAGTGTTCTGGCATTAGAGGGTCTTCCTCCTATTCCAGTGTATGTAGCGTCAATTTGAATTGCGTTGGTAGAACTCTGTAGTCTCGTAACATTAACTGGACCTTCTGTTTGATTTTTTAATTGGTTAATATAAAAGTATTGAGTAGACTCTCCCAATCTAATTTGATGAGTAGATTGCGAACCATGATATATAAATATTGATCCAGAAGTAGCAGTGACAGCATTATCTCCGGATCCAAGAGTGTATCCATCGGCCCTAATTTGAAGTCCAGTATCGCTACCGCCTAAGCTGCCAGTTGCAAGAATATTATTCATTGCAACGTTTCCATCTGAGGTAACTAAAAATGTTTGATTTGAGGCTGCATTTTGTATTCTATAACCAGTTAAAGTTCCGGCAATTAACCTATCTACGTTTATAGTATTTGCGGTTATTTTTCCTCCGCTAATAGTTGTTGTATTATTATTGATGTCTGTGGCAGCTCCCCCAGACTGAATAGCACCGTTAGCATTAGCTACAACTGTTGATGCTGTAGATCCTCCTATAGTTACTGTTCCATCAATAGTTAGTGTGTTTCCATCCCAAGTTAATTTTCTTTTAAGAGAAAATTTTCCTGCGCTATCTACATAAAAGGCAGTGTTTACATTGTCGTAGTCTCCTGTTCCTCCTAAATATATCTTGCCAGTGTCTACAGAAAGGCCACCAACACTTCCTCCAGATATTTGCCCTTTTATTGTCAAAACTCCAGTTGTTGTATTCCACTTAAGTAATTTGTCATTTCCATTTCCAACTTCAAATTCATAACCAGTTCCAGGAGAAGTTTCAGACCTCCAATAGTTGTAGGTATTAAGAGCTATTGATGATGCAGTTAATGACCCTCTAATGTTAGTGGCATCAAACTCTGCGTAACCATCACCTCTAATTAACCACCCTGCACCAGTTCCCGAAGGCCCAGAGACATAGTTTGAAGATCTTAAAACAGAAGTAGCAGATGGGGGAGTGTAGGAAGTTGTTGTTCCAGAAGGTTGTTGTAGTATTATTTCTTGTGCTGTTATTAAGCCAGAAGTTATTTTTGCAGCTGTCAATGACCCAATATATTGGTCAGCGATCAAAGGAATATTTCCGCTGTGAGTAACCAAAGCTGTCCAAGCTCCTGCGTTTCCAGAAGTATTTATCGCCCTGACTCTTCCATAGTATTTTTTATTTGTAACAGTTTCTGCGTTTGTTGATGGATCTACAGTTCTGCTGCTATTTTCAACCGAAACAACAAATACTGTTGATCTTTTTCTTCCTGTAGAAACTAAATTAGAAGAAGTTGTTGACCCATCATAGATTTCATATTCATATTCAGAAAAGTCTTGATCTGTAACTGGTTGAAAAACAAACATCACAGATTCAAAGTTGCAATAAATATTAAAAGAAGTAATTGTACTGGGGATAGAAGTCGAAGAAGGGGTCTTTATTCTTATTGAATCAGGAATTGAATCTGATGCAGATATTTCTGTATTCTTTGGCTTTACCGCAAAAAGATAATTTGAATCTGGCTTTAAGCCACTGACTGTTTTTCTTATTGTTGCCATTATCTTACTACTCCTGTTGAGACAAATGATATGTCTTCTTTTATTTCTTCTTTTCTTATAGAAAGATTATAATTCTTAGAAAATGCGTACTTACTTATTTTACATTTTTTGTTTGTAGAGGAAAGATTTTTTTTATCTAAAACTTCTATTTCAAAAGAAAAAGAACCATAAATATCTTCATAATCTTCTAGTTCTGTATATGTTTCTGTGTCTACAGAATATATGACCGTATCAGAAAGAGCTAATGCACTGTAAAGATCGACTTCTTCTTCTTTCATGACTTTTTGTCCAACTCCTGAAGAAGAGGTTTTAATTATCTTAATCTTTACGGTTCCTGATTCTGTATTTTTGTCTCCGTATATTTTTAGTACAGGACCGTTAAAAGTTCCCACTACTTTATCTCCTGGATTAGTACTAGTTAACTCGCTCCAAGATCCAGTAGAAGAGATATAACCTATTGCGGCTATTCTTGTATTTGATGAGTTTCCTAAAACTTCATTAGAATAATAATTAACCCCATTCGCACCAGTGCTGGTTAAGCTTCCAATAAAGTTTGACCCGCCTGGCGGAGTCGTCTTTAGGTAGTTTGATCCAGATAATTCTATATACTGAATGTTGTCTGCGTGATAGTAGACATAATATTTTCCTACTGGTTTTGCCCCACTAGAAACGGCTGTTACTGATTTGAAATATAGATTTAGATTAGAATCAATTAAGCTGTAAGTTGCAGTGTTACTTCCTGCTTCTTCATAAACAACTAAATACGAATCGCTATCAAAAGATTCGTCTATTGTGCTTCCATCAACTGAAAAAACTTTTCCAATATTAATATCTGCTAAAGATACAAATATCCAATCTCCAACTTTAAGGTTTTCATCTATATTTGGAAAAAATATTTCCCTTCTTACTGGTGCGTAAAATGTACCAGAAGATGCGTCAGTGTAAGTAAACCAGCTCATTATTATAACTCTTTATACAAAATTTCAAATTCATAGGTGTCTTGTTTGTCGTCTTCTATCTCTATTTCTACGACTGCTTCAAATTGCCTAACTCCGCCAACTAAACCAGTTTCTTCAAGAGAAACCAAAGTCAACTGACCATATGGTCTATCAGTATCGTCTTGTGCATAAAAAGCTCTTGCTGCTGTGTAGTCTATGGCATTAGCTGGTATTGGAGCACTGCCGTCTTCTCCGCTATGGCTATGATTTGACAAGTCTATTCCTGCTATTTTTACTCCTTCAGCAAAAAACAAATCACCTGTTATTGTTCCGCCATCTTTTCTAAGATACTGTGGGTGTGCGTCTTCGTCTATATCGTCCAATTCTCCATGAGATGATCTCAGCGATTCTCTCTTTGAATTATCAACATATATAGTCTTAAATGTTTGCTTATACTTTTCTAAGTCTTCTATTTCATCAGTTATTAAAACAAGGTTTCTATTAACACCCATAGTTTCTAGCTGGCTCAAATAATTGACATATTTTCTTTTTAGTCTTATTGCTTGTAGGAATGCATCAAACCTTTTATAGACTTGATTATTTCTTTCTAAAAAGTCAGCAGTTACAGAACCTAAGTTTCCTGTTATTGCACTGTTTGCAACGTACATCTCTTGCATTAGTTTTGGAGCTTTTGTTTTTAAGTCAGTAGTCGACACTTCTAGCATTAGTGGGTCAACAACTTTAGATTTAAAGTTAAGAGCTGGTAACAAATAGTTTGAATAAAATGTTTCCCCAAGATCAACGCTATCTCTTTTTATTAAACTAAGAAGAGTTTGTAGCTCTATCTGTAAAGAGTTTATTTTGATCGAAAAAAATGCTTGAAATTGAGCTGCTTGTTTTTTGGAGATTTGATCCAATTCGGACTGCGGAATCGCGATTGGTTTTGCTGTGATTTCTTTGGCAAATTGTTGCGTATAGTGCGTTGCTGAGTTCGCCCAGTCTGTGATGTACTTTGCAATTTGTAGCTCTGTTTCATCGACATAATCATCCCCTAAATAATTGATAACAATATTTCTTAAAAGAGTAGCCTCGTTTAAAAGATAAGACAAACTCTTCTTTACTTCTATCAAATGACCAAAACTGCTATGACTAACAGTTAGTTCATATTCTTTAATAAAAGACCTGCATGCCCTGCATTTGTGTTTCTCGGCAAATTGATATTGTTCATAACATATAAATGAGGGTTCTGCTAATTCTTTTGCGCTGTCTTTATGTTTTGTAGCGTCTTTCCATACTGCTCTGTGAGCTGTTTCTAAATCTAAATTTGCATATGGGTCAATAACAACTTGAGAAAGATTAGAATCTATCTCCTGCATCATTCCTTGTATTGTATTGTACGCATTAAAAACATAAGCTCTAGCATGATCTATTTCTAAGCTTGATCTTGCGTCACTAAGATTATTAATTAAATTAATTGAAGAATCAAATTGGGCTGCAGCTTCTCTTTGTTCAGTATCTAAAAAAGAACCTTCTTTTGAAACAGTATCATTAAATATATTGTCTACGTTTGTATTTTTTCCTAAACCATATACTGACATAATATTTAGAATATCTTTCTTTTAATTGATGATCCGCTTTTTCTAGAGAACCCTCTATTATAGCCTATTTTGTTTTTAACTAAGCTTGAATTTCTTCCTGAAACAAATCTTGAACTATGATCTATTTCTTCGTCTTCTCCAGAGCTTTGTTTTGGCATAAAGAAGGTGTTTGAAAACGTTTCAGTATTTGAAGCAAATCTAGCCCTATGAAGATCGCTGTAATTTTCTGTTATTGATAGTAATGCCAAAATTAGAGCGTCGTGTGCGTGGTCAACCGCTGATCCACCAGCCTCAAAAACTGGTCTGCCAGTTTGAGTTGTTCTTAAAACAATATAAGATATTAACTGAACATAAAGCTCATCATCTTCTGCAGGAAATAGAATAGTTTCTTTTTCCAAATATTGTCTTAGGTTATCAACCATATATGGTTTAATTTCTTTTTTAACCAATTGCTTTGTATATGGATCTCTAATATCTATTGTTTCGCTAAAGCTAACTCCTTTAACTTTTGTTTTCAATCCAGATATTGGATTTTCTACACCGTACTTATGAAGCAGTTCTACCTGAACTTCTCCATAGCCTCTGTCAACGTAAATGTGCTTAGGCTGAAAAATGTCATTTAGTTCTACGATCCTGCTCACTGCTTTGGTTAAAGTATATTCAGATCTTTCAATTTCTTCTCTGTAAGCTACTCTTACTTTGTTTCTGAATCTTTCTTCTTCATAGTTATGTGCACACACTTCTAAAACAACAATATTTGTTCCTGCGCCATATTTGTCCCAGTCTACGCCTATTGTAAAGAAGCTTCTTGCTGACTGCATTTCTGGCTCATACCTCCAACCTGGATCCATAAATGCAATATCTATAAACTTTCTTGGATAAACACCTTCCGCGTCTTCGCCCCAGTCAGCTTCGATTTCGTGTCTATAGCCAACATCAGAATATTGCTCTCTAAATTCATCTTCTTGTTCTTTAGAAAAATAAGGATTGCAGTATGATGGAAACCAAAACTCTTTAAATCTAGAACTCCTGCACCATTCCCAGAATCTTTCTCTCCTACCAGTTGGAGTTGATGCCCCAATCAAAACTTTATCTGGTTGATCTTCTGCGGTTTTCTGCAGCATTGCATAAAGAGCATCTAAGTCATCTGCGTGCATATAGTCCATTTCGTCAAGAACGATAACGTGAGCTTCTTGACCTCTAGCTACGTCGGACTTGCCTCCAGATCTCATGCCTGAAGTAAAGAATCTGATTGTTGATCCGTTAGAAAACTGAATCATGAACTGCGGAGAAGTAACTTTTCTTGTAATTGAATTAAGAACTATCTCATTTTTAGAAGCTAATCTAACTATTTCTTGATAGATTAATTCTACGTGAGATTTCATCGGCGCAATAACCAAACATCTTCCATCTTTGTGCGTGTAACTATAGTGGAGCAAATAAATTGCCATACTAAAAGTTTTACCTAAACGACGACCAGCTCTTAGAACCTTTCTTAAAGAAGGATCTCTTAATATTAGAGTCTGATAGACTCTTGTTCTTGCGTCCAAAAATTCTCTAGCCCAAACACACGGGTCTTTAGCTAAGTGTAACTGCCTTTGTTGTTCTGCTGTTATTCCGCGCGTCAACTAAATCATAATCAACTTCAAATGGCTCGTCAATCAAAAGAGCTAATTCTCTATTTGTTAAAGGTCTTTCCGTAACAGTGGAACCATCTGCCCAGTTTAAGTGCTTTAGTTTATTTTCAAAAACCCATTCAATTCTGTTTATTTCTTTTACTGTATCTACATCTTGTAGTTTAATTATTTCTAAAAGATCTTCTCTTGATAGGTTTTCTAAAGCTTTTCTAAATTTAATAGTTTTATTTTTTATTGTATTTGACATATTTATCCAAAATGGGCTGCCATCATTCCTGCTTCTGAGCCTAGCATTGATCTGGCGTTTAAGCGTGAATTTTGTATAGCCATAACTCCTCTTGATCTAGATGTTGCTGCAACTTCGTTATCTTGGTATCCCATTCCAAACAAAGGTTTGCGCATAGATCCCTGCATAGATTTTACAGCTTCTTTAGCAAAGTTTCCAGCTCCAACAACTGCTGTAGCAGCCATTTTACCTAGATCATATACGACTGCTGCAGTTCCTATAATATTTAAAGGTCCAGATGCTTTTACAAATTGCGCAGCGCTGTATCTTCCTGCTAGTTGAAAGCCTATTTTTCTTTCTCCAGCTTGAAAAGCTTTTCCTGCTAAATTCCTAACAGTTCTTGTATCAAGATCCGTCATTGCCTTGGTAACCTCTGATCCTGGTCCTCCTAAAACTTTTTCAAACATATCCCTATACCTTTGTTGAGACAGAGGATTTCTTGCTTTTGGTGCTGCACCTTTTTTCATTAGGTCTGAGTCTAGGATAGTTCCAACATCTTCTAGGAAGCCAGACGTAAATCTTCCTCCTGACGTCATTGCAATTCTTGTGTTCATACTTTTATCATAGGGCACTACTCTGCCAGGCATTAGTGGACCTCTTGCGCTTTGACCTAGAAGATCTAAGCTTCTATCTATTCCGCTAGTAATTTTAGCGGCTTTAGCTTGCATTCTTCTGCCTCTGATTCCGCCCATTGTTGCTTTTCTAAACAATGGCTTTCTCGCTTGCATTCTTGCGCCTTTTAGATCCATAAGCTCAGCTTTATAAGCTCGACCCATTGTCGACAACCTACCCAAAACTCCTCCTGACAACATTGGAGTATCATCTGTCACTCCTAATCCTGCCATATTTGTGCGAGCCTGCTTCATAAATGGTCTATTTTTTAGCGCCCTATCCATCATGCTCATGCCTTGATATGGCGTATATTGTCCACCAGATGCCATGCCACTTAAGTGAGCTAGTGTTGGATTTCTAAAAAGATTCCTAAGCCTAAAAGGATTGTTAGTTGCTAAGGAGGATTTAAGAAATGGCGTTTTTCCAGTTAAGTCTCTTCTTGATCCGAACATAAACCTTTTGGCATCTGTTGTTTGAGCAACTCCTCCAGAACCATCAGGAAGAAAAGCTCCAACCCTTTTAGCCCTTCTCATTTTTCCTCTAGAGACTTTTGCATCTGGATCCAAAACGTCTCTATATCCACCTTTTTGCATTGTATTGGCGAAACGCCTAGCATTAAATAATGCCATAGCTGTAATTCCTGGCATGTTTTCCATAAGCCTAAAAGCTAATGGAATGTCTGCGCCAACGGTTTCCATTCCGGCAGCAGCCATACCAGCACCCATAGTGGGCATATTGTATGACTCTCCGCCATACTCAAATTGACCAGTCATTGGATTAAGTGGCATTAACCTCTCCTCGAGTTATGCATTCCGAGAACAATGTCTCCACTTGCGTTTAGTCTCTCTGCATTAGAAAGTGATGTATTGTAGTAAGGCGAGTTATTGAATAATTGTTTATTCCTTCTATATGGAGTTGTTGCTCCAAAAGCTCCAACTCCTGCTCCAACTCCTGCTCCAATTGCCCCACCAATTGCTGGGCCTAATGCTCCCGTTATTCCTGCAACGGCTCCTCCAAAGGTTTTTGCTATAGCTCCTCTTCCTCCAGATATTGTTTTCATGGCTCTTCCTGCGCCCTTTATTCCTGCATATGCTCCAATTCCAGTTCCAGCTAAAGCCCCAACCCCCATTCCTCCTAACATTGCGTTAGATGTTCCATACCCACCAAGATCTGCAACATTTGCTATTCTTCCTGCTGTTCCAAGAAATCCTGGAGCTAGTGCGCCCATGGCCATAGATGGAGTTAAATCTCTACCTCCTAGCATGTAGTTGTCTGCGTCTGGAGTTCCAAAAGAAACATCCATCATATTAGAAACTGCGCCTTCAGAACCTTTTCCTACAAAACCAGCTAAAAGAGACCCTGCAATCAAGGGGACAGAAACTTTTTTGCTACCAACAAATGACCCTAGTGATCGTCCTACTGTTCCTAAAATAGCCATAATTATCTTCCATATAAATGATTGTACTTATTTGGCCCCATTTGAGTGTGACCGACTTTATTTCTATCTAGAGTGCCAACTACACCTGCTGTAGTTAATGGATCTCGTCTTGAAGAAATTGGAGAATTTATTTGAACAAAACCATCATTTTGCTGAGAAACAAATCCAGTTTTTTCATATGGTTGCTGCTCAACTGTTTCGTCATATAAATTATTTTCTTTTCTTTTTTTATTAATATAGTAACCGGCACCAAGCACACCGACAGCCAAAGCTCCATAGCCAATTTTTGGTTTAAGTCTGCGATATTTAGCGACTAGCTCTGCGTCTCTATCTGCAGACCTTCCTAAAAGCGTTGAGATAACGCCCCTTTTAGTTCCAGATCTTATTTGATCTTCTCTTATAACCCTTTGCGCAAATGCCCTATCTGCGTCTGCTCTTTCCATCAAAGCTGCTCTTTGTTCCGAAACTGTTTCAGCCATGCTTGGCGACGCTCCAGTTCCTTCTATGAAATCAGCTACTGCTGGATTTGCTGTTCGAATCATTCCTATTTCTGCATCTGAAACCCTTATTTGTAGTTCTGTTGAATATTTTCCGACTTTAGTCATTTCAAATTCAAATCCTTCTGAAAGCGCCTTTGTATCGTTTGCAATGCCTTCCCCTTTTTCTCGCACCATTGTTTGCAGTGCGGACGCAACGTCATATTCTGCTGTTCCTACGTCTCCACCAATTGTTGCGCGTATAAATCCTCGTTCAGAAATAGAATCTGCAATATCGGATGCCATTTGATCCATTGATTCTTTTGTAGACAAAGCTGCTCTGACTTCTTTTACTTGCTCAGAAGAAACAAACATTCCACTTTCTAAAAGATCAACTTCATCAGTTGATTCAATTGTGTCCTTTAATATCTGAAGATATTGTTCTGATATTTCTTGTGCCATTTTTCTTTCAATTTTTGTATCTGCCATATGATCGCCCATCACTATGTTTGCGTACTTTGCGTTTTCTGTTTCTGCTATTGAAACTCTAAATCTATTTAAACTTCTGTCTTTAAGAAATTCATCGCTTGAAAGTCCTATTTGCCTTCCTCCGACAGTAACATTTATTTGACTAGCTATTTGTTCAGGTATTGCTATGACAGATATTCCTCCAGTTCTATTAAATATTTGAACAGATTTTTGAGTCTGAAGAAAGCCTCCTCCCAATTCCGCTGCTGCTCTAGAAACTTGAGCAGCGTTTGTATTATAGGTAGATATTGCAGTTGCGTACTTTGCATTAAAGTCTTCGTCTGATAGGGAAATCAGTTCATCGAGCTGATCTTGCTGCATCGCCCCAGCTGCTACTTCTGCTTCAAATTTTTTAGTAATTTTTCTTCTTACAGCTCCGGTTGCATCTATATTTTTATTAAGGTAAGGAACCTGACTAGTAATTCTAGCAAACTCTACTGCAGACCTTCTTATAGTGGGATCTAGCAGCGAGTTAGCTATTCCCCCTTCTGCTAATCTTTGAACATATGCAGCTTTTTGTGCTGCGCTTGTAACTTCAAACGGCTCATTCATTGCTTGTCTCATTGCTGATGGAAGTGTATGAGAATCATAATAAAAATTAAAACCAATTTCTTCTTGAGTAGAACCAAGAGCTCTAATAAATGCGTCGTCTAACGCGGTATCTCCGCCCGCTAAAAGTCCTGAAGCTGTTGCTCTTACTCTACCTGCTCCACTTCCTACCGTTGCTGATATGTTTGATGCTATTACTCCAACATTATCCAACACTTGTTCTGCTCTAGACGCTTGTAGGAAACCAAAATTAAAATTAAATAATTCTGAATCGTTACCAAGTCTTGAAGCTTCAATTGCAGCCTTAACTTTAGGTTCTGCAACAGAATCTGGAATAATATTTTCTATAGTTGATCCATCTAAACCTAACCTTCTTCCTGTCCATTGTTTTTTATTTTTGTTATATGAAATTATTTCTCCTCTTGCATCATCATAAATCCTTGCACCTCTCATTCCTTCATCTGTTTGAGAGTACCTTAATGCTGCTCCTGTCATCTCCTGAACATCTGAATAGCTAGTTGTAGAAACGTAAGCGGATGATTTCATTACTGCCAACGCTGCTTTATTTGCGTTTGGACTTGTGCTCGGAGACCCCCATCTTAAATCTCCATTTTGAACAAACCTTAAAATATATCCGGTTATTTTTGCGTCTGTAATTGACTCGTGAGTTTTTCCTGCAGCTAGCCTTTTAACAAGATCAGCTCCTTCTGTGCCATCAGCTTCAATTAAGTCTATAAGATTAGAGCTCAATAGTGCATTTTCTATTGATGCTGGAGCAACATTTGCAAAGCCCATTTTACCCAAAGACTTTTCACTAAATACTGTGCCAATCAACTTTTCTGCAAACCTATCTGCATCTGCTCCCGTAAGTCCAGCTGCTCTTGCCGATTCAAGAGCCTGTTGCATCTGGCTTCCACGTAGTAGGTCCAAAGTATTGATTACTTCTCCTCTTTTTATTTTTTCCGCAAAATCAACCATTAACCTTACTGCATCATCATCAGCGTGAAATTCTTCTATTAGAGAAGCAGACATCATCACTTTTTGAATGTCAAAATTTATATTGTGACCAACAATATAATCATGCTGAAGTGCTGATTCAAAAAAGTTTTTGTATGCATTTACGGACTTTAGTCTTCCTTCTTTGGTTGAAAGGTCAAAAAGCTCATCTGTTGGAAGAACTTTCTCTTTTCCAAAAGCGTATTCAGAATATGGTATTTTCATTCTAGAACCTGGCTGTACAGCTATCATTTCTGCCATTTCAGAAGATGCCATATGAGTGCTAATTATTGTATTCATATTTCCAAACTGCATTGCTCCTGAAGGGCTAAGGTTTACTGTTGTAGAAACTGCTCCTAAGTTTCTAACTTTTGAAAAAACACCAAGCCCTGTTGTTTCTGTGTCATAAATAAAAAGTTTTGCTGCTCTTCTTGAATTTTGAATTTGTTGCATTACCTTTGTAAGATCTGGGCCCTGCTCATAGGCAGACTTTAATGCTTCATAACTTGGAAGATTTGAATAACCTATGTCTATTGAATTAATTCCCGGTATGCGAGTGTCCGTACTAAAATGAAGAGAATTTAAAAATTCAATAAAGGGATGACGTCCCCTACTGTTGTCGGTTAAAATTCTTCCATTTAACCTATACTGGTTTTCTGACGGCAGAAGCATTCCTGGTGCTCCATGTTGTGCTATTAATGCTTCTATATTCATTCCATCGGTACCTCTAAGCATCTCTTTCATCGTTTGCTGATTTTGATATGAAAGAACTCTAAAGTTCATAGATGGCGCATTTTTGTGCACTTCTAACATTCTTCTTTTTACTTCACTAATGCCAGGAGCTGTTAATTCTTGATCTAATAATTGTAAATATGTATCATTAATATTTTTGTATTTTTCTAAAAATATATCGGGAGTGCCCCAAATCTCTGTTAATCCAAGCCCAGATGAAACTGGTTTATCCATATTTTTAGCTATCATAGAAGCTGCATCAACTGGTAAAGAAGATCCCATATTTCTCATTTGAGATAATGGCTTAATTAGGCCTTGTGCGTGCAGATCAAATAAATTAGCCATCTTCAGAAACCGTTTGCGCTTCTATGTAGTCGTCAACTTCGTATGTTCCTAGTTTTTGCTTAAGAAGTTTATCTCTTTGATTTTCAATTGCCTGTACTTTATCAATAATCTCAGATATAGCTTGGGCTGTATCAAGTTGTACTTGACCAACTTTTGCTCTAGCTTCTCTAGTTGCAAGAAGTTGGTTTCTTAGATCTTTTCTTCTTTTGTGAAGCTTATCTTCTAGCTCAACTGCTAAGTGAAGTTCCTTCTTAAGAATTGGTTGACCATCTTGATCTACTCCAATAACATTTTCCTGAATGAAATGTTCTTTTGCTAAAAGTTTTGTTTTTCTCATGTACTGTATTTCTTGGTCTACCAAATCTCTAACCATAGAAACTTCTACAAGATTATTTGGATTGACATCTAATTGTTGCATATACTCTGCTGTAAATTGGGAAACCATTGACATCTCAATTGGACATGGATTATTTTTGGGAGCAAGACTTTCTTTAAGTAGTGGGCAAGTAGATGCAAAAATGCATTTCTCGGCTTCGCAATTCATGGGTATTGAAGAAAACATAGAGTTTCTAGTTTTTTGTGGTCTAACTAAATCTATTGCTTTTTCTTTATCTTCATCTGTCCAAGTTTCTGGAAAGAATAAATCTGGTCTTAAAGACTCAAAATTTTTCATAAAAGAATTTTTGTCATCTGATTTTTCTATATTAGACATTGAAATCAATCCATTCTGAAGCGAACAATCCTTGTTCATCGAAATACTCTATTACTGAGCTTTTACATTTTGTGCAGTAATATTCTTTGGTATAAATAAAATTTGGTTCCTGTTGATAATACTCAATAACGTTTTCAAGTTTGTAAGAACATCGAGGGCACTGCAAAACTTTATCCCTCTAGTATTATTTCGTTTAAACTTTTTTGAAGTTTCTCAATAATATCTATACTTGTTCCTGCATTAGTGAACAGGCCAATCTCTCTCATTTGGTCAGCTGTTAGTGTTGAGCTAATAATATACCTAGCGCCCTTACATATATCGCAGTAAACTTCTCTATCATCTGAAGAACAGATGCAGGGGTCTATAATATTAAAATACTCTAAAGCTTTTGCTATGTCATACCATCTTGCTTTGAACATTTTTTTAGTTTGTTCTTTATAGGCCCTCAACTTATGTTGATCTGAAGAAAGAAGGGTTCCCATATCCAAAGATTGTTTCATTAAATCTGTTATTGTTTTATAAAGAAAATTTGGCAGCTCAAAGTCGCCATTTTCATTAATAAAATTTTTCCAATCATTCATCACATATCACACTTTCTTTTTTTTTAAGCGAATCTTCCAGAACCAGAAGGAGCTTGAGTCATTGGCCTTGGTGGTCTATAAGATGATCTATTCTTTCCCTGTGAACCTAAAACTCCAACTCCTACGGCACCGGCTGCATATCTAGTTCCTAACTGCATTTGCCTAGCCCTAATTGCCATATTATGTGGGGCGTACTGTGCTCCAGTTCTTCCCGCGGCTATGGCATTTGCGGATGCTGTTGCAGCCCTGTCCATTAACCTTGTTGCGTTCTTTGAGCCTTTACCAAGATATGAGGCAGCACGTGAGCTGTCCATTCTCATAGCTTTTGCTGCGCCTCTCATAAATGCATTCATTTTAAATATTCCTAATACTTATAGATTGATGTTGATCTTCTGCCGTTAGCAAATTTCCTACTTACTCCCGGACCTCTTCTTTTCATTATTCCGCCCCATTCCAGCTGCTCCGGTCATTCCCATTGCTACAGCTTTCTTTGGATTAGCGGATGCGTAAGCTCCTATAGATTTGCCGATTTTTGATCCTGCAACTTTACCTGCAAAGGCTTTTCCTCTTTTAGCGGCTCCGCCTGGAGACATTCTTGGCATAGTGTGCGTCCTTTCAAGGGTGTATATTAAAATAGTAATACTTAATTTTTAGGTACTTCTAGTTCTTTCTTTGGTTTTTGAACATTAAATTTAAAATCATTTTCTTCAAAATCAATATGAAAAGTAGTTCCTCTTGGAACTGGTGAGCTTATTAAAGTATCAGCTATCCTTGTTTCGATTTGCTCTCTTCTTATTTGGGACAAGCCTCTTGCCCCTTTAATGCTGTCGATGCCTTTTTCTATAAGGGCGCTGATGACACTATCACTATATTCAACTTGGAAACCTTTTCTTGACAGCTTATCAATTACAACAGACATTTCTAGTCTTGCTATCTTCTGACAATCTTTTTCAGACAAATAATTAAATATTACTGTTTTATCTATTCTATTTATGAACTCTGGTTTAAAGTGCTTTTTAATTGCATCATTTGTATTTCTTTCAATGACACTTTTATCTGGTATTACTTTTGTTTTTGTTTTATAATTAACATCTTTTGTAAAACCGGCACCGCCGGAAAGAAGATGTTCTGCGGTTTTATCATTTCCAAGGTTAGTGGTCATGATTATAATTGTGTTTCTAAAATCTACCACTTCACCTTTGGCGTCTGTTAATATTCCATCATCAAATACTCTTAAAAAAGTATTCCAAAGATCTGGGTGAGCTTTCTCAACTTCGTCTAACAAAACAACTGTGTTAGGATTTTGCTTTACCAAATTAACAAGTTGACCACCTTCATCATGGCCAACGTATCCTGGCGGAGAGCCAATTAGCTTTTGGTTTTCGTGTTTGTGTTGAAATTCTCCGCAGTCAATTCTTACCATTGGGTTGTCTGCCCCAAATAAATACCTATGCAAAGAGTTTGCTAGGTGAGTCTTTCCAACGCCTGAAGATCCTGCAAATAAAAAAACTCCTATTGGCCTATCTAAATCCCCAAGACCTGCTTGAGATCTCTTTAGTGCATTCACAATAACATCTATTGCGGTATCTTGCCCTATTATGCAGGTTTTAAGATGATTCTCTAGTCCTAAAAACTTTTGCTTAGTAATAGCTTTTGGTTTGGGTGTTCTTTTTGTCTTTTTGTCTTGAAGGAAAGGAAAGTCTTCTTCATCAAACTTTGGCATTTTAGAATCTTTTGTTGATTTTCTAAAAGCCTTAAAAAAAGCTTGTGCTGCTGCATCATCTAATAAATCTTCATCATCTGAGTTTTTAGGTGTAGTTGAATAAGATATATTAATCCAAGTATCCACATCTAAAGATGGGTTCAGCATTATTGCTCCGTGAGTATAATGCATTAAGGCAGTTCTCAGCTGATTTGCGAGACATCTCTCGCAATGCTTCTGATACATCGCTCTTAAGATTAAAAATAAAATTTTCTAATATTGTCTTTCTTAAAGAAAGAAAGTATTCTTGCTCACTTAAGATTTCTCTGTCTAGAGAAATTGTATCTATGAAGTCTTTTATTTCTTCTTGCTCGAGAACTTTGTACTTTACAAATGTGCCTAGCTCTGGAACAAATATTTGATATATCCTCATAACAACCTACATTTAATTATAACTAACCTAATAGTAACTTAAAAAAAAATTGTAACTAAGGATACTGTATCTGGGGAACCGTATTTTTTTATAGTTGCTTTACCAGTTTTTGTCAACTGTGGACACCTATGCTATCTAGGCTCTCTAATACCCAGTATAGCATAAGTGTCAAGCTGTGTGTCAAATTATTCTGAAATATCTTCTATTGAAGGATGTGGCTCTCTACATGGACCTGAAAAGGACCAGAAGACAATCAAATCAAATGGGGTGTGTATTTTGTTTTTCAAAAGCAGCTTAGCTCGAAGATAATCTGGATTTGAATCAATTTGGCTGTTAGTTCTCTTTTTCATTCTCGTTTCCTAGTGTATAATTGTCGCCTCTATTATATCATTTAAAAAGATTGGAAAGACGATGTACAAAATGTCAGTAAATAATTCTGGAGCAAACAGGGAACTAAAGAAACTATATGATCTGTTAGAAAAAGTTAGATCAACCTCACTAGGTGCAGACTACAAAACTAGATCAGAAATGAAAGAAATGGCAGACAAGATAGTTGAGAAGATCAAAGAGATCTCTAGCACACAGTATGCTAAAATGGATGCAAACCATTCACAGAAAGATTCTCAATGAAAGAAACTACCAATGAATCTAAGCAGCTTGAATTAGCTATAGCTCAGATCGAAAAACAATTTGGCTCCGGCTCAGTTATGAGACTTGGTTCTTCGGAATTTGAGTCATGGCCGGCAATTCCAACAGGCGCAATGTCATTGGACAGAATCCTTGGAATTGGAGGATTGCCAAAGGGTAGAGTAGTAGAAGTTTATGGACCAGAATCATCTGGCAAATCTACTTTAGCACTGTCAGTTGTTGCACAGGCACAAAAGGCTGGCATTCGTTGTGCATACGTCGATGCAGAACACGCATTAGACCCAGTTTATATGAAAGCTGTTGGAATCAATTTAGATGACCTATTACTTGCTCAGCCAGACTATGGCGAACAAGCACTAGAAATCGTAGACAAGCTTATTAGAACTGGTGAGCTTGGCGTTATTGTTATCGACTCCGTTGCATCTCTTATTCCAAAAGCAGAGCTTGAAGGAGAGATGGAGTCTCAGCAGATGGGTCTTCAGGCCCGTATGATGGCTAAAGCAATGCGTAAACTTGTCGGTCTAGCTAATCAGCATAAAACACTTCTTATATTCATCAATCAATTAAGAAATAAAATTGGTGTGATGTTCGGCAATCCAGAAACAACTCCTGGTGGTATGGCACTTAAGTTTGCAGCGTCAGTAAGAATTGATATCAGAAAGAAAGAAGATATCAAAGATAAGTCTGGCAACGCAATAGGAATTGTATCTAAAGCTAAGATCATCAAAAATAAGATGGCACCCCCAATGAAGATTACTGAGTTTAATATTCTTTATGGAAAAGGTATTGATGAATACGGATGTGTTCTTGATGTCGCAATAGAAGAAGGTCTTTTTACGCAAAAGGGCGCATGGATCTATTACCATGGAGAACTCTTTGCTCAAGGCAGAGAAAACGCTTTATCACAGCTAAAAGAAAACGAAACGCTTTTCAATCAAATCAAGGATGAGATTCAAGTTGTCGGACAAAATCCCCAAGCCTGATCCTTGTCCTGATTGTCCAGTTCCAACAAACTTCATTATCAAGACACTTCCTTCAAAAGAACAAAGCTGTTTAAGATTTGGAGTAGAATGCCGAGAGTGTGGAGATAACTGGATAGAGGTTATAGATGAATGATGATGACAACGTTGTCTTTGTAGATTTTTCTCAATCAGAATCTTTTCTTTTTAGATTAGAAAAGTCTTTATCTAGAATACACAAAGCTATTGATGATCTTTTAATATTTATCTACGAACACCAGGATTCAAAGGTACTATAAGGTTCAAAACCGCGCCCAAATTTTTCGGGCCTAATATTTTTTTTAAATTTAGAGAAACGGTAGTAAAACTATATGGAATCTTTCTGGGACATCTTGAAAAGATTGATGGAGTCTGTCAGATCTGTTGAGTCTGACGAAATGCTGGAAGTAGATTTTACTTCTGGCTCACTAGAGCGTGATTACTACGCTACGTTTCATACTGACAAAGATGACAATCTAGTTCTTACCATGTTTGATCCCGAACAATGGTCACTAGTTGAAGACATGGCTAAGTTCATGAACAAATCAACAGAGGACATAGTAAGAGAGCTCGACCCCACCAGCCCTAACGTGTATATCGTTAGCGATGATGAGATCGAGCTCGGTCCACCAAGTGATGAGGACGATTTCTAGCTTACATAATTGAATACAGGTTTGTTGTTTTCTAAGTAGTTCTTTTCATAAGAGCCATAGATCAAACAACCACTAACCTCTGATGCCAGCCTATTGGACATGTGGGCTGGCATCAGTGTTTTTACGTACTGATTCTCTTCAGCTCCATTGATTGGACCATATGAGTCATCTGTCTTTGTCCAGAAGTTATAAATCTTTGTGTGACCCAAGATCGCATCATAAACAGAGTGTGGATGAATGTTGTTGATCAAAATCGCAGTATCAAACTTGAATCCCATAGTTACATACAGATCAGACACTAATCTACACTCATGTTCATAACCTACAAAGGTTAGATGTTGAACTTCTCTTTGAACTCTGTGGTAGAGGTATCTACCTATTTTTTTTGACATATGTTCGTATGTTGTCTCTCCTGAGTCATGACTAAACAATATGACATCATGGTCTTTTGTTATCTGTCCCATTAGGGATCCATTAATTCTCCATGGTGCTTTTGTTCTGAAAAGTTTACTTGAAGCTACCATTGTGTTATTAGGCATTGTGGTCATTTGTTTTTCTTTCTACGTTTGTTTTAATTGAATAAAAAAATCTATGGGGATATCAGTAATCGTATCCGTAGTTGTCCATATCGAAGTTCATGTCATCATAGGCATCTCTATAGGCATCGAAACCTCCGATGGTATAAGCCTCTACGAAGTCTTCTATCTCTTCAATAGATTCTAAGATTGGCATATCTTCTACTTGTGTCTTTTTGCGGGCCATTTTGTTTTCCTTTGTTTGTAGTGGTTTTTACTGGCTGTTACCAGTGAGAGAAAAACTATCAGTGTTTCGCCGGCCTTGCAACCTATATGGGGAAATTTCTAGGAAAAATTTTTGAACCTATAAAGGGTTATATAAAATTCATACCCTATGGAATTTAGGGAAAATTTTCAGGGGGGTACCTATGGATATACGTTGTCCCGCAAACCTTTAACGAGGCCACCGGGGTATGGGTATCTACGCTGTTTCAGTTGCGTTCAAATACTGAAAGAAAAGGAGTGTGCAATGTACACACTTTCGGAATCCATCCATGCAACACGGATAGGGCGTTATCCAGAGTCTGAGTACGACTCGCAGGGACGCCTTGCGCCAGTAACATGGATCTGCAATTGTGGTTCCAGGTTTGCGACTGAAGTTTTGCAGTGGGAAGATGAGGACGATTACTACGTCCCTGTTTCTCACGAAGCAAAGACACAGTTCTTAGCTGAGCACGTTGCATGTGCTGCAAAATGCTACAAGTGTGATGAAACACCTGTTGTCAGTTATGGCGACTGGTGTGCGTCTTGCGAAGAAGCAGCAGAGTACTGATATTTATCAGTATGGATCATCCCGGGTTTAAGTACCTGGAAGAAGAGAAAGACTCCGAAAGGAGTTTTTCTTTTATGGGTAGGGCTAAGGCCATACTTACGGTGCGTCCGTGTCCTTTATGGGCTAAGCAGCACGCTGGCTTCGGCGTCGTACAGAAGTAGTCATATATACATCGTGTATATATGCATTCCTAATTAGGAGAAAACAGTGGACATTTTCACAATCCAAATGGTAAGGCAAGATATCAATCGCGCAAATGCAGAGATGTATAGCGTGAAAGAGAATACTATTGCCGCTATCGTTATGATGTTCCTCGGTACAGCTTTGGTTGCTATCACTAGCTACCTGTACTTTGGATACACAGTTTCAACAGAAGGCATGTTCTTCCTGTTGTTCCATGGCGTTGCTGGCGTTGCTGCAATCGTGTTTGCAGTAATCATGATCATCAATTGCGTAATTGATTTTCGCCGTGCTTCTCGTAGAATGCGAGTTGTGTCTTCGGACATGTACCGTTTCGAGCAGTCGATTCGTAAGACAGCTTGATTAAATAAAGAAGAAGCGTATGCTACACAGCCAGTGTAGTTTTACGCTTTTTCTTTTTATGGGTAGGTTAACGACCTTTATCCCGTGCCTGTACGCACGTAACGGTTTACCATTTCAACCATAAAAAAGGCGCTTATAACTAGCGATAGTACAAACTGGACCCTAACGGGCAACTGATAGTACAAGTAGTCGTATCCACATCCCGTGTTTACGCATTAACATGTTCCTAGGAGGAATCATGTCCAACACCTTCCTGATCGTGTACGCGATCGCTCTCAACATCATGATCGGCCTGATCGGCACGATCGACACCAACAACATCCGCGCCAAGGTGACCGGGTTCGTCGGGTTCTTCACGTTCCTGCCGCTCATCGCCATCTTCATCGGCGTGGCGGTCCACATCTCGGAGAACTCCACCTCCGCATGGTGGGCCCTCGTGCCGTTCGTCGGTACGCTCATCGCATGCGCCTGGACCGGTGCATGGGCGTGGCTGACGGACAAGCTCGACGCCTAATAAACAAAAGAATTACCTCGGTTGTACAGAACCGGGGTTTTTCTTTTGTAGATAGATTGTAGATCATGTAGGTCATCTATCAAGAAGGGATCATTCATTCACCTATAGCAAAGGAAAGGAGGTGAAATGACCAAGATCCACTGCGATTCGGCCACCTGCTGCGCAGAGTGCGATGGCGTTAACTACGACGCTTGCACCTGCCGGAATGGCTGGAACGACGCGTGTCAGCAGCACGGACAGGGACGCATTCTCGCTCTCAACGAGAAGACGCCCCTCACGTACCGCTGGAGCATCGAGATGCTCAACCGCTAGTCGTGTCGCGTAGGGCTAATACCCTATCTGGAGGAATTGCACACCTCTATTACTCACAAGTGCACAAAAGAAATACCTCTGAGGAGTAATCCTTGGAGGTTTTTCTTTTATGGGTAGGGCTAAGGCCCCTGAAACAAAAAGGAGAAAATACCCATGGCAACATTCATCACTCCCGGTGAGGAGACAATCGAAGCGACTTTCGAGTCACTGAGGTGGTCTCTCGCAATGCAGCAGGAGTACTTCAAGAAGAAGGACTTCTTCCGCAGCATCATCATGTCCAAGCAGGCGTACGCCATCGCTGACAAGATGGTCGAAGAGGCTGAGCCCTCGTACAAGAGCACCCTTCGTCGTCACCTCGAGGACATCATGCTGGGCAAGTGCTAACAAGCACGAACAAAAAAAGAAAATCTTTCCCCTGGGGACTTCGGTTCCCGGGGGTTTTCTTTTTATGGGTAGTAAATAGACCAAAAGGTCTGACCCGAACCACGGAGGTAAAACGTGGCGTACAAGAAGAACAACCCGGTGCTGCCGTTCCAGCAGCCCGTCCACCCCAGGTTCAAGGAGCACGACTGCTTCGAGACCCGCCGCCACTGGAGGCACATCCCCAACCACAACGTGAAGCCCCGCAACCACAAGTAGAGGCTTCTACAAAAAGAATACCACACAGCCAGTGTGGTTTTTCTTTTTATGAATAGTTTTAAGTCCTCAAAGGGAGGACCTGCCTATTCAACAGCGCGATCTTGCAAACAAGGAGGGCCATCATGGCTTCAAGCAAGAACACCCGTCCCATCCACAGCATCCACTTCCGCAAGGACGCGGATGCCCTGAACCTGCTTCTCTGCACCTGGCACCTCCAGGTTCTGAAGCAGAACCTCGGTGACGCAGCAAACAAGCTGTCCACCCCCGTCGTCTGGTCATCCGACGACATGAAGTGCGAGGCCTGCGGTCGTTCGCACGACAAGGTCAGCTAGCAATTAGCTGATCATCGACAAGAAGAACCTTTTCACACGTTCGCGCGGTGTGAGAAGGTTTCTTCTTTATGGGTAGTAAACAAGCCCCAAGATGTGGAAGAACCTCATCTTGCCACTCAGATAACCGCATGGAGGTAATAAACATGCGTCACTCATCCATCCAGCGAGCAGAGGCGGAGTACCAGTCCGCATTCGAGCTCTACAGCGATATCAAGAAGGTTCAGGAGATCCTCCTGTCGATCCTGATGATGATCGCACGCAACGCCAACTCCAACATGGAGAAGGCTCGCGACTACGAAGAGAAGGCATGGAAGGTCTACGACAAGAGCTTCAACGCACACATCTTCGGTCTCGCCGACGTCAGCTCCAGGACCTTCGGACACTGGTTCGACGGAGCCAGGCACGAAGTCTCGGATGCCGAGAGCTACCAAAGTCGAGTCCTCTGGATCAACCAGTGCTTCGACGCAGCAAAGCTGGCGCAGATCAAGGTCGTCAAGGAGAAGAAGGCAAAGCTCGAGTTCGAGAAGAGCTGACAACTCACGACCAGGGATAACGATCCCGGAGAAAGGACCCCAAATGGGGTTCTTTCTTTATGGGTAGGTTTAAGACCCAAAAGGGTGGCCTATCTGTCATCAGATAAACCAACAAAAAAAGGAGGCCCATCGTGGCAACCATCACCTTCATCGCAGCCTACGCGCTGTTGATGCTCATCACCATCCCAGTCATGAGGTGGATGTTCCGTGCCGAGCTGCAGGAGGTCGTCGACAAGACGATTACTCCGACAATCGCACGTACCAACCAACTCGCTGAGATGGTCGCCGACTTGGTCGGAGAATGGCAGTCAATCGACGAACCCATCGTGGTTCCTGTCGCAAAGCGTGCAATTCCTCGCCCAAAGAAGGCTCAGCCCGTGTTCCACTACAACACGCAGACCAATCAACTGGTTTGCTGTTTCGTGGGATTCGACAGCTGGACGTACGACATGAGCGACAAGACTCAGTCACAGCAGGCAATGAAAATGATTGCTTTCTGGAACGACCAGCAGCAGAAGGCTGAAGAAGCAATCGAAGAAGCTCAAGAGCTCCTCTTCGAGATCCAAGACAGCATCGCCACAAAGACTGACCACTACCGTGGCCACGAGTGGGGCGTCAAGTCAAAGCTGAAGAAGTAGTTTAACACTGCATCCTCAGGAGAGAGAACCGTACATCCAGTGCGGTTTTCTCTTTATGGGTAGCTTGTAGACCTCAAAAGAGGTCGGCTGCCCAACAGCGTGGTTTGTCTTTGAAAGGGGCAAACAATGAACCTAGAGAGCCGCATTCAGGCGAGAAAAGCAGAGATCAATCTGCTGGAAGCCCAGAAGCAAGCAATCGAAGAACAAATCAAAGATTCAAAGCATGATCTCAACATGCTGCAGGATCTACAGCGTTTGATCGTGAACGCAGCACTAGAGGGTGACCGCGACTTTTCGTAGTCACTAACAAAAACAGATAAGAAGGAGCCCATCGGTCGTCCACGCGGACTGGTGGGTTTCTTCTTTATGGGTAGTAACCAGACCACAAATAACCCAGGTGGTCACAACCGAAAGGGGAAGAATGCTATGAAAGGCACTCTTCGCCTGCTGGTGCCCGACGTAAATGTCGTGTACCGCCACGACGGACTCGACGTTCTGATGGACGTGGAGAACGAAATCTCGGAGAACGGCGCAATCCCTGTGCTGTACTTCTCCAAGCACGTGGTGGACACAGCGTTTATTACGGCTGCCAAGGCAGGCATCCAGAAAGCCCAGCTGCTTCGGCAGTTCGGCTACCTCATGGACCACTCAGCAATGCAGGATCTCTATGCTAACGAGATGTTTACAAAGCTGAGCCGGAGCCTGGCTGGACACTATATCAAGACCTTCTCGGAAGGAAAGCTGAACTCGATTCCCAAGAACGAGTGGTCAGAATTCCTTCAGAAGAATCAGGATTCGTGTCCCGTCAACATGTGGTATGACCGCGAGGACGCAGTGGCCACAACCACTGCCATCCTAGAGAGCAACGAATTCTTCAACTCGGCACCTGTTACATTCGTGACTGGTGAACGCGAGATCTGGGAGAATGTCGTTCCGTCATCAGAGCTTCGCAAGAAGTTTGAGGTGAAGGTCGTATCTTCGAGGTAACTTCAGGAAGTAGGGAAACCGAAACCTTTGTCCTATTCAACCAACGAGAATGAAAGAGCCGTGCAGCCAGCACGGTTCTTTCTTTGTGGGTAGCCATCCGGCCACCTAAACCAACAAACCACGGAGGTAAAACGTGGACATCAAGAAGATCTGGGAACTCACCCAGCAGAAGAACAGCTACGAGCAGGAGCACGTCGAGCCGTTGCAGAAGGACATCGCGGTCCTCACGCAGCTGATCGAGGACTCCAAGAAGGCTCTCGACGAGTCCATCGTCAAGCTGTTCCGCGTCAAGAAGGGCATCAAGACCGTCATGGTCTTCGACGGCAAGGCAGTTCTCCCCACCGAGAACGAGCTGCTCGACCACATCAACGATCTCCAGCAGGACATCCAGATGTACGAAGAGAGCATGCTGAGCACCCGCGAGAAGCTCCAGGCACAGAAGCGCAAGGCAGCTGCCCTCAAGGCAAAGATCACGATCGCTTCGCGTTCGTAGCCTGACGCATCACGACATTCCCAGACTTAAGTGTTTGGAAGAAGGAGGAGACCCCGAAAGGGGTTTTCTCTTTCTGGGTAGCCATCCGGCCACTTAAACCAAAGATTCACGGAGGTAAAACGTGAACATTCAGCAGGCATACGTCCAGGCAATGAAGGATTCGATCCTGAAGGCATGGGCTCAGCAGAAGAAGATGCAGCTCACAGTCGATGTGACAGCTCAGGAGATCGAAGAGATCACCAACGAGATGGAACTGATGACCGGCGAGGAACTGGCCAAGTACGAGGCAATGCTCAACGCAGCCAAGGAAAGCAACCGTCAGGCATCGATCAAGCTCGAGAAGATCGTTTCTCGACACAAGGAACTCCGTTCGAAGTACGACGAGTTCGTCAGCAACAGCTGAAGTAAACAAAACTTCATTCACAACTAGGGAGAGTCGCGATCTCCTGGAGAAGGAGCCCCGAAAGGGGTTTCTTCTTTTTAGGTAGATCTTAGATCTTTAAATGCTGCACCTGCACGTGCATTAGCCTGCGTCGATGAGCGCATCTCATCACAGACCATACTCAGGAGGAGTCATGGCACCACAAACCCCGAAGGCTATCTACGCCTTCATTCAAACCATCCTCTCCATTGCAGGAGACAACGAAGAGTTCATTGCGCGAGTTCATCGCCCAATGTTCTACGAGGTCTTTGTGTTGGAAGAGCCTCACTACGTGAACACTGTCATTCGCAGCATGTATGTCCATGCCAATGGCGGTGAACGCACCCTTGCCGAAGTGGTTGGACCAATCATGTTCAACCCTGCATTCATCTTGCAGATCATTGCTCAGACGGGCGGTGATCCAGAGATGGGACACGGTGGCAAAGGCGACATCTGGCGTTGGTCAGGTGTACAGCAACACGCTGACTTCAACGGAAACATCCGTCCAGTTGTCAGCTGGAACAACAACAAATAAATAAATAAAAAGGAGTACCCGGCTGTGCAGAGTCGGGTTCTTCTTTTTTGGGTAGTAAATAGGCCACAAAGGTCTAACCCAAAGAAAAGGAGGAACCACTATGTGGGTACCTAGATGGAAGCAACTACGAGAGGTTGTTCTCGGCCTTCGTCAGACAGACATCGGTGACGAGAGCTTGACCAAGTTGGGATTCACCGCTTTTCCAAGACTGTGGATGGATCACGGATACATGGGACACCATGTCGTCGTCCAATCGTGGGACAAGGCATTTGGAGGTGAGGACCAGAAATGGAACTTCTCTCTGTGGTTGGTGGATTACCACAACTACGACGAAGTGCACTGTTCCCTGGTCAAGGACTTCGGAAGCACATGGGTGACTGATCGAGATCTTCTCATTCAAGTGGCGAATGAAATTGCCAAGTATGAAGAAGATCGAATGAACAAAAGCTTTCCACGCTGCAAGCAAATCGAAGGCATGTCTTTCTGCATGACCTGTGGAGAACTTCGTTCAGAAGAGAAGTTGTACTGTGATTGTCACTGGACGTGCCCAATGTGCACAGCGATTCGACCATTGGATGATGACGGCTGTCACTGCGGATACTTCGTTGACGAAGAATTCGGAGATCTTCCGTTCAATCCATCACTCAACTGACAACAACCTAGCCTTTCGAGGCATGGTGAGAAGCGGCCCCTTAGGGGGTCTCTTCTTTTTGGGTAGTAACTAGGCCACAAGGCCTGACCCAAACAAAAGGAGAACCATGAAACAGGTTCACTGGTGCGGATGCATGGACGTCCGTTCTTGGAAGGATGGGGTCGCTGACCTCTTCAGCCGTGAGTTGGTTGACGGTAAGCTACGTGGAGAATTCTACGAGCTTCTGGAAGTCAAGAACATGGATGAGTTCAAAGACGAGCTGTCTGACATTGCATGGGGTGTCGGCAGAATTGTCGGAGGAATCCTGCAGAAGCCATACGTTCGAATTCCGGGAGATGGAATCCACTACCGCAAGGTTGTGGGTCGAATCGAGGAGTACGGATGCATGCGTAGCAAGCGCTTCCTCGTCGAAGGCAAGTGCCCTAACAGCTAGTTAAAGAAAGCTGGTGACATTCCCGGACTTAAGTGTCTGGATGAAGAAGGAGATCCCGAAAGGGATCTTCTTTTTTTTGGTAGATCAAAGACCGCAAGGTCCGAACAAAGGAGAAAACTACCATGACAACAAAGATCATCGCTTCTGCGAAGGTGGGGCCTCGTGTTCCTGGAGAAGAAAAGACACTGGTTGTTCTCAAGTGGAGCAATACAATCGGCTTCTTCGCTGTCGTAGATGGAGAAACCAAGTCTCCCAAGAAGCAAGATGGCGTAACCGATGAAAAATCGGCTCGTGCGTGGCTCAACATGTGGCTGCGCAAGAACGACTACATCGCCTAACCAAAGAAAGGAGCCAGAAATGGCTTGGAATGACTACAACGGACACTGTCGTCAGTGCGGAGAGTTCGTCTACAAAGGCAACGGGTTTCGACTCTTTGTCAATGCGGACGCAAAGGGCCCTAAGGGATGGGACACTTTCTGCGCAGACTGTGCACGCACACGTCAGACAAACAAGAACAAGGGCACAAGCAAGCGTGCCTACATCAAGCGTCAGCCGACACTGTTCGACTGACAAATAACCAAGTCTTCGGACACGGTGAGAAGCAACCCCTTCGGGGGTTTCTTCTTTATGGGTAGTCCAGAGACCTTAACCCAAGTCTCACAACCATGGGGGTAACCATGACGGCATCAACGCCAACCACCGAGTGCAAGCACAATTCGTGGACTCGCAACATCAAGGAACACTTGGTGAACTGCGACATCTGCGGGGAGTACCTGCTCGACAACAAGCCAACCAACAAGGAGGCATCCAACACCATGTCCACCAACACCAACCCCTGCATGAAGTGCCTGGGTACCGGGAAGTACAACGTTCCGCTCAAGGACGGTTCGATCGGTAACTGCTTTGCCTGCAAGGGCACCGGCACCAAGATGGTGAACGACAAGAACATGACCGACAAGCAGGTCAAGTTCATTCGTGACCTCTTCCGAGACGTCAAGCAGTTCATGACTGAAGACCAGATCAACAACCTGGTCAAGGCCATGCAGGCACACATCAACGGCACTGAGACCAAGTCGATCAAGTGGGCATCCTCGGCCATCGACAAGCTCAAGACCATCAAGGCAAACAACGCCTAATCAACAATCAAGCCTTCGGGCATGATGAGAGAAGACCCCTCATGGGGTCTTTTCTTTTTTGGTAGAACCAAGGCCACAAGGCCCAAACAACAAGGAGAAAACTACCATGAAGGCAATGACCAACGAGCAGATCGCAACGATCTTTCAGTACCTCGACGACCAGGGTGCAGCAGAGCTGTTCAACGGACGTCAGATGAACAACTTGCGTAGCGCAGTCGAACGGCACACCGCAGGTACCGAGATCTTCTCGTTCGAGCAGGGTGAAGCCACGATCAAGATGATCGAGGACGCCATCAGCAACAACATCGCTCTCCAGAAGGAGAAGGCCAAGAAGGCCAAGGCGGCAGAAAAGACCACCAACAAGTCCATCAAGGAGGACAACGTGAAGGCAATCCAGCCCAAGGAAGAAGTCATCGTGATCATCGAGGACGGCTTCGACACGCCCATCAACAACAACAAGAAGGAGGCCACCACCATGGCACCCAACACCTGTCAGAAGTGCTCCGGCACCGGTCTGTACAACGTCCCGCTCAAGGACGGCTCCATCGGCAAGTGCTTCACCTGCAAGGGTACCGGTACCAAGCAGTCGAGCACTCGTTCCATGAGCGAGCCGCAGATCAAGTTCATCCGCGATCTGTTCAAGCAGGTCAAGGAGCACATGACCGAGGACGAGATCAACAACCTCGTCAAGGCCATGCGCGGACACATCGACGGCACGGAAATCAAGTCCATCACCTGGGCTTCCGCAGCCATCGACAAGCTCAAGCTCATCAAGGCGAAGAACGCCTGCTGACCAACAACTGAGTCTTTCGAGACAAGGTGAGAAGAGACCTCTACGGAGGTCTTTTCTTTTTTGGTAGATACAAGACCTCAAGTCTCTGTATATGCCCAAAACCGCGTGTCGACGGCCTCGGCACACCATAGTACCAGGAGGTACACATGCCATTTCACGGCATCGTAAGGAGAGGAAAGATGTGGCTTCGGCTGCTGACGTCAGCTCCGCTTCTCGAGAACGATCAGGTTCTTGAGGAGTTCAACAGCGGGAGTTACGAACCCGCCTTCCTCAACCACTTCTTTCCGGATCGTTACCGGCTTGAAGTGAGGAAGATTCACCCAAAGCGATGGGGTCGTTTCAAGAGCGATCCCGCCGCTACGACCAACTGCCAGTTTTCCTCTGAGGAAATCCGGTGGTCCACAGCATCTGACCAGTATGTTCTCCGAATCAAGGGAACCAAAGGCTGGCTCAGCTCCTTCAAGGAGATTGGACTGTTCATCAAGAACTCCAAGAAAATGTCTAAGCGATTGGCAGAATTGTCTCGCGTGGCATGTGCTTGGCTGTTCGATGAGGACGGTTCGATCAAGGTTGGTATGCCTATCCACAACTTCCCTGAGAAGTATGTCGATGGCATCTCGGCAATCAGCCGCAACCTTGCTATCAGATGTGTCCAATCCAACACGAACGCTTCAGCTCGCTGGAGGGCTCAACAAATTTGGAAGATTCACACCGGTGTAACAGCCGTTGTGGAAATCCGAATGCTCACGCCGTATGGTTTGATCAAGGGTAACGCCTTGGTCTTGCCAGCTAAGCAGATGCAGGGTTTCGATGTGCTCACGTTTGAGCCGAACATCAAGCCTGAAATCTACACTAGCGGATGGCAGTGGATCACGATCAATCCTTCTTACGGTGCAATTCCGGTTAAGTCGGACGATCTGTCTCACTCCATCTACTGGCGTGTGAAAGGGCTCTACGACGACGCCTCGCTCATTAACACTCTGAAGAGCATGCTCAATGCATTCTTTGAAGATGTGAAGAGTGGCAAGCGTTCCGAGTGGCTTACCAAGCTGATTGAACATCAGGACGAAATCCTTCATGAGGATATCGAAGAGAAGTTCGATACAGGTCGTGGTCTCGTGTACCACATCCAGAATGCGGTTGCTCGACTTGACAAGTTGGGCGTCCCTCTCACTGCTAGCCAGACCCTCATGTTTTACAGCGTGAACGGTTTGAAGATGCAGCTCTTGACCAAGAAAACGGTTGAGGACGAGAACGGACACTTCCGCAAACTGGAGTCTTGGGAAGACAAGTCTAGGCATTGGTTCCCTGTGCCTTGGGCTTATGCCGCTCACGTGGTCACCCATGAGGTACTTCAACTCTTTGGGTTCCCTGTTACCAAGAAACCTTGGGGCTTCTTTCATGAGAAGACTCACTGTTTCGCGGTTCCTGGCGAATTCTTCGAGGCGAACTACTCCAACCATGGTGGCTGGGATGAGGACGATACTGGCAAGATCTTGATTCGTACGAATAAAGGTCAACTCGGTGCAATGATCCTTCGCAATCCAAATGCATTTGGTGAGTGGAGTTTCATCCCCGTAGTTAAGCCAGGTCCGGTTTTCCATACATACACGGACAATCCACCAGAGCTGGACTTGGATGAGCTGCAAAGGCTCGTTCCTCAGTACAGCACTGTGGAGGACACGTTGGATATTGGAGAACTTCCCGGTACCAAGTCCCTCAAGCTTGGCGAGATCTACTCTCTTGAAGATGAAGAGAGAGTCAGGTCTGCTAGTCGACTGTTTCCTGCTGGCACTGGCGGTGCAACCATCCCAAAGATGTTGCATGCAGCCCTTGTTGGCGGACACATAGAGTATCAGGTGTGTTCTAACGAAGACATCATCGACACTCTTCAGACTGGCTCAGGCACATCCGAAGACATTGCATTGATCGCACAGAATGTGAAAGACACATTCGAGATCATTGCTGAAGAAACCGGTGGAGAAATCGATGCTTTCTGGTATGAAACCAGACTGTTCGACAAACTCGCCGAGGAATTCGGTCTTTACTCGGGTGAAATCAGTGATTCAAAGTGGATCGCTCTACACCGTGAACGAGAGGCTCTTGTCAAGAGTTCTATCTCTGAAATGGTGGATTGGGTGAACAACAACATCACTATGCCTGACGTCATCGAGAACATCGAGTTCACTCCTGCAGAGACTGCGTCTATGAAGGGTGAGCTTGCCAGAATCAAGCGTTTCCAGGCGTCCACCAAGACGTGGGCCGAGGATTTCGTGAAGATGCTGGAGCGTTCTGATGCCGAGATGGGCGAACAGTATACGAATCGCAAGATTCTGATCCTGGTTCGTGCAGCTTTCGAGGCTAAGGACAAGTTCCCGTCGAACAACCATGACAAGTGGCTGTACTCGTTCTCTGCAAAGATCGAGAAGCAGCCGGTTGACTGGTTCATTCGAGCACTGAAGGACCACCAAAAGACCAACCGTTAACCAGACGGACCATCTACAGGAAAAGCCCTGCCACACAGCCAGTGTGGTGGGGTCTTTTCTTTTATGGTAGAGCAAAGACCTCAAGTCTCAATAGACCATAGGTCTCTATCGCAGGGTCTTTCTAAACAGACCCCATGCATTCGACTAGAACCAAAATCGCAAAAGGTTCACATCGAGTGAAAAGAAGGGCATCCCGCCCACAACCGACCAGGAGGTCAACATGTCCACATCCACCCCACTCACCTTCACCGTCACGCACATCTGCGAAGACCAGGTCACCGACTCCGGCAAGACCAAGGTCCTCCTCATGTGCGACGCTGTCGACAAGATGATCACGCTCTCGACGCTCATCGACCTCGGCATGTTCAACCCCGCTAAGCCCCTCGCGAAGTGGCACCGTCTCGTCACCGACTCGTTCAAGTTCGAGGACGTCGAGACCGACTACATCGCCGAGGACGGTTCCATCGTGGCTCTCAAGAAGCCCCGCCAGACCGTGTGGCTCAACGGCACCGTTCGTCGACAGGCTCCGGCCCCCATCGCTCCGACCGTCATCATCGACGAGTTCGACGATGCGCCCGCGACCGTCATCATCGACGACGCCTTCTAGCGGTCATCTGCTTCCATCGTCCCCCGGAGAGACTCAGTTCTCTTCGGGGGACACCCCCCTTTTATCCAAACACTCGCCCATCCCTCGCTTCGCTCGGGATGGGACTCGTGTTTGGTC